CCCTCGTTGAAGCCTCTAAGGCCGATTTCTCAGTAATACAGAGAAATCGACCGAAAGACTCTATGAGGGCATCACCACTGTGTGACGCCGCCCCCAGATCGGTTTTATGTCTCGATCATAGACATGATGCTGGTACCCAACGCCATCGACTAGTAAGTCGATCACGCTGAGTCAAAGGTGTGGAATTCTCCTCTTGTACATGCACAAATGCACGTACTAACTGTTCCCAGCCACCAATCATTGAAGCAAAAGGACGAGTTTGATCAACTCTAACCTTAAACTCAACGCATTGGAGAGCTGAGTTCCAGCGTTTCTTAATCTTCTTATTAAGAAGATAATTCAACCTAAAGTTGATAAGAAACTTTCGAGGAACAATCCATCCGGCTGAGGCAGAGTTTTTTGAAACGTGTGGTAAGTTTCCCCATACGTATTCAATAGTCTGCTGAATCACTTTAGCACATTGCCAATAACCACGGTCAAACAAACCGTGGAAATAGGCTAATTGCGTTTTAAGTGACGCCCGGCTACCTTTGGTGAAAGTCAATTTCTTGACCTTCAGTGGCGTAACGTCCATGCCGTAGTAGGCATCGACACCACAAGATTCTCGAAAGAAACCTTCTGTACAAGACTTATCCTCATTAAAGCGCAAGCCATATTGAGGAAAATCTTCGAACATAGGTTTTTCCCATCCTTTCTTGACGATTAAGTCATCGCCATAGACAAAGATGTTCTTTCGAATGAATCTTGCCGTTACACCTGGCTCCGCGAGTCGTACTGAAGCGTAAGCCAACGCATAATGGACCAACGATTCAATAGGAAAGCAAAGTGCTGATCCCATTGGTGCATACTTATTTTTGATAAGTATTTCGTTGGAGGGTAGCCTTATCGACTCAGTCGATAAAGCAAGCAAGCATTTTTTAAGATTTGGAAGAAGATCAAATAGTATATCTACACCATGTGTAGACACTCTATCAGAAGCTTCTTTCATATCTAACGTAACATATTCTTGGGTCAAAGAGGCCCA